GTTCCCGCAAGTGCCACTACGAACTACCACCAATGTTGGAGCGGTTTCCAACCTGCGTGCAGCTTGTTTTGGTATGCAGACAACCCGTGCCTCTGGTTCGCAGACATTTGACGAGTCGATTCAGGACGTACTTCGTGCTCCATTCGGATTGTCCACTGTGAGCGCATTTTCCCCTGGTGCTTATCAAGAATATTCAGATTTTATCACCTTGGATGATGTCGAATTAGATGGTGGATCACTCGATTACACTTCCGGTTCCAGGGCTGCTGGCACTTCGTTAACTGCTGTTAGTGGTGCATATTCGGTTCTTACGGGTACTAGCGCTCCCAAGGGCTTCACATTCCCTCTATTTGGTGGGTTTGACGGCTTAGACATTACAGAAAAAGAGCCTTTTGCAAATAGAAACACAAGCGGCGAAAGTGAAAAATCAAGCTATGCTTATCACTCGTTAACGGTGGCAATGGATAGCGTTAAAAGTGCCGAGATCGTTGAATCTAATATAATGACGATGCCCGGTATTACTACGGCAGCTTTAACTAAGAGGCTTCTAGATATTTGTGAAGCCCGAGCAGACTCCCTTTGCATTATGGATCTTGCTGGTGGNTATTCGGCTGTTGGCGAAGGAAATTCAGCCTTCAACGATAGAGTTGGTTCCGTAACAGAGTCAATTACTACTCTTGAGGGTAGAGCAATTAATTCCAGTTATGGATGTGCTTTCTATCCGTGGGTTAGAATTAAAGACTCCTTTACCGATTCCAACGTTTGGATCCCCCCATCAGTTGCGGGGTTAGGTGTCATGTCGAATACCGATAAGAAAGCCGAGCCTTGGTTTGCTCCCGCTGGGTTCACTCGCGGTGGGCTAACACAAGGTGCTGCTGGGCTAGCAGTCACCCAGGTGATTGAGAAACTTATATCAAGGCAGAGAGATGATCTCTATGAAGCCAACATTAATCCCATTGCTTCGTTCCCGACAGAGGGTATTGTGGTCTTGGGACAAAAGACTCTTCAAGTCACGCCGTCCGCATTGGATAGAATTAATGTTCGGCGTTTAATGATTTTCGTTAAGAGAGAGATTTCATTTATTGCAAGAACACTATTGTTTGAGCCAAACCTCTCGGCAACGTGGCAACGATTCTTGAATCGTGCTGAACCACTATTAACCGATGTCAAAGGGCGGTATGGCTTAACGGACTTCAAGATTATTTTGGACGAAACCACAACAACTCCCGAGTTGATTGATCGGAACATTATGTATGCCAAGATTTATCTGAAGCCTGCAAGAGCAATTGAATTTATCGCACTAGATTTTGTTATCACAAATACGGGTGCATCGTTTGAAGATTAATGGTGAGTAACTATTTAATACTAGGAGAAACTTAAAAGATGTCTGGAGATATTTATTGGAATTCGGCAGCACTTGAGCCAAAAAAGTCATATAAATTTTTTGTAACTTTTGGAGATTCCAAGAGCGGGCTTAAAGATTATGTTGTTGCAAATGTTACACTGCCCAACTTTTCCGTTGGGGAAATTACTGTGCCTCATCTTGATGCCACTTATTATTACCCAGGTCGAGTAACCTGGGAGCCCGTCACCCTTACCACGATTGACACGGTGTCAGATTCTGCCGCCAAAAAATTGTTTGATCTGTTGAAAAAATCCGGCTATACCCTTCCCGATGAGCGGGCGACGGGGAGCAGATACGCAGTCTTGGGCAAATCGACTGCCGTTTCAGCTATTAATGGTCAAGTCACAATCACCCAGACTAACAACGCTGGCGAGNCTACTCACACATGGAAGTTGATGAATTGCTATATCAGCGGCGTGGAATTTGGCAATCAGGATTATGCTGGCGAAGATTTAGTTAACGTTACCATTACTTTGCGGTATGATTGGGCTGTGATCGATAAAAAGGCGGGCGCAAACGCAAGCACTCCAACCTGATGAAATCATTATAGTCATCAACGTCGATCGAAAAAACTAGAAAGAGGAATGAATGAGAAATGAATCTAGGGTCAATCCTACCAGCGAAGAACTATCTAACTTAAACTCCACCACCCCAGCCACAACCACATCTAATTTTAATTTTGTTACACCNACGGAAATGGTGCCACTTCCGTCCAAGGGNAGGTATTATCCAGAAAACCACCCCCTTCACGGNAAAGATNCCATTGAAATTAAATATATGACGGCAAAAGAAGAGGATATTTTGTTAAATCAAAGTTATTTAAGTCGAGGTGTCGCTATTGATAAATTGTTGGAAAGCGTTATAGTAGATAAATCCATTGGTTTAAAAGATTTACTAATAGGTGATAAAAACGCTATCGTTATTGCAACTCGCATTACGGGGTATGGATCTGAATATCCCGCGCAAGTTGTTTGCCCTCAGTGTTTCCAAGAGCAGTTGAAAGAATTTAATCTTGAAAACATAAGCCCTCGNTCGATCGAGGTAAGTGAGTTTGCCGAGCTAACTGACAATGGGACTTTTAAGATCACATTGCCAAAAAGTAAACGGGTAGTTGAAATTCGTTTGTTTACTGGGCACGATGAGCACGCAATTTCCGACATTGCCGAGAAGCGAAGGAAAAACAAACTGCCTGAAAATAATTTGTTAACCACGCTAGCACGCATGATTGTCGTTGTCGATGGGACAGCCGAACGTTCTGTGATTGAAACATTTGTTTACAGTATGCCTGCTTTGGATTCTAGATATCTTCGCAAGACCTATGAAAGTTTAATGCCGAATGTTGATATGACATTTGGTTTTAAATGCGATCATTGTGCCTGTGATGAGGAGGTACAGATGCCGTTAACGGCTGAGTTTTTTTGGGATAACAGATGAATATGGTGCAGCCATCTATGAAATAATTTTTAACATGATGCACTATGGGGGATGGAGCTTCACAGAAATCTATAACTTGCCAGTTAAATTAAGAAAATGGTTTTTTGAACGACTAGCCAAAGAAATGAAAGATCGCGCTGATGCAACAAAACGAGCATCTCGTCGCGGACGATAAGAATGCCTCGTATTTACGGGGCATTTCTTTTTAAATACTAATTATTTAAGCAACGGGAGAACCAGAGTTATGGACATTCACGAAGAAAAAGTTTTAACTAAAGAAATCAATCTTAATCAATTAGGAGCAACCCTTAATGAGAGTTGGCTTCACGCATTTGGTTCAGATATTAAAATGATGCTTGATATGATGGGATTTGGCGTCATGGCAGGAATGCCCGACATAAGAGTAAAAGGCAACCGCCGACAGGTACAAGCCTTTGCTGGTGCATTAAAGGGCGAACGCAGCCACATGAACGCAGCAAAAAGATATGGGTTGACTGATCCGCGCACTTATCAAACCCGCAGCAGACTCCAGAGATCAATTAAGAACTTTGAGCAGGCTACGGGAATTCCGTGGCCGATTAACTAGAGAATCTTTAAATGACAACCGTCGAAATAAAAGAAGAACGTAGTGTACAAGACCAACTAAATGATTCGATACGAGATCAACTAGTTCTTGAAAAAGAGATCCGTAGAGAAAAAGAACTTCAATTACAAGTAGCCAAGGAAGACGGCGACTTGCGATTAAAGAAGTCCGCTGAAGAGCAGTTTGCCCTTGACATGGCGAAGGCCAACGAAGCTGCCCTCCAAAAACAATTAGCACTTACTTTAAAATTACTTGCAGCGTCTGACGGTCGTACCAAAGAAGGCATAAAGCTCAAAGAGCAGTGGCACGAACTTAATAACAAGCTTAAAGACGCCAAGAAGACTCTTGATGAGTTAGCCGAAACCGAAAAAGAAATTTCAGATGTAACCAGGGGAATTTCCGCTCAGTTTGAGACCATGGGCGGGCAACTTGGCTTGATGGGAAGCAACGCCAACAACATAACCCGCTCGATGGCAGCAGCTAGAAAAGAAGGTAAAGGGCTAGTTGAAACTTTTGGAAATGTTGTAAAGGGCATCGCCACCGCGCTTCATGACATGTTCCGTCTGGAAAATGTTCTTGTTAATGTGGTGGCTACATCGGTCGAGGCGATGAAAAATGTTGGGAAAGCCCGCACAGCAATGATCCAATCAGGCATGGGCGTTGCGGAAGCAGAACATGCACTGGAGGGTTTTGATCGAGGCTTAAGGGCTTCAGGTGTGATGGCTGCTGACTATACCAAAGTACTGGAAGAACTGCATTCAGGTTTTTCAGGTTTATCTCTCGCACTGCCCCACGACGAAATTGTTAACTTTGGTAATAAATTTGCTTTATTGGAGAAGGCAGGACTCGACACCCAGGATGCTTTGGAATTTGTAAATTATGAGATTATGAATCTCAACAAAACTCCCAAGCAGGCTATGAAATCACTTTCTAAAATGGCAGCGGTTGCCAAGAAATTGCATGTACCCTTGAATGTGCTTAATAAAGATTGGTTGGTTGCCGAGGACAGAATGTCTGTATTCGGAAAAGATGGAGTAAAAATATTTGCTAAATTAGCAGCAATGGGTCATAAAGCTGGCGTAGAGATGGACAAGCTTTTGGGCATTGCCGCAGGCTTTGACACTTTTGAAGATGCATTTGAAAATGTGGGCAACTTGAATGCCTTGTTGGGTGGTCCTTATCTTGACTCTATAGAAATGGCAAATGCCAGTGATGAGGAAAGAGTAAGATTAACTAAAGAAGCCATTAAACAGAGTGGTTTCTTGGAGAAAGCCGGTGCAGCCGGGAAAAGAGCTTTGGCTGGCATGGTGCCGGGAAATCTCAAGTTTGCCGAAATCCAACGCTTAGTCAATTCGGGAACGGTTGATGTAACTGCCGCCCTCGGCGATGAGGGAAAAGCTCTTCAGACGATGAAAAAGGACGCAGAGGGCAACGCCAGCGGCGTTGAAAAGTTATCCAATAGAATAAACTCATTCTTAGCGTCACTAGAGAAAACTTTCACTCCGATTATGAACTCCATAGCAGACATGGACGATTGGACGCTTATAATAGGTGGTGTCGTTGGAGTTCTTGGTAGCCTTGCTTTTACCATAGTTACAACCATTCTTCCTGCGATTGCCAGCTTGTCGTTTGGTGCCGCTGCCGCTGGCAAGACGATCGAAAAGACTGGCAAGTCCGCAGGAAAGGGGATTGCCTCGTTTATGAAGTCGTTGGAATCTGCTGCCGGGGCTGCACCAAAAG